TTTCACCCAACGCAGCAAGCATTGTTGAAGTTGTGCCAGATGTGTTTACAGTGCCTTGCGGTGTTGTTTGCAAGTCTTTTGTAAACTCGTTCAATGTGCGGAAACGTTCAGCTTGTTGCTTACCAAACAAGAAATCAAGTTTGCCACTCTTATCAAGCGCATTGATTTGTTTGTCAAGTTCAGCAGTTGACACATAAGGCTTGCCGTTAATATCACGACCAACGCCTTTGGTGGCTTGTTCCTTGATTTTGTCAGCGGCATAGCCACGCAATTCATTGGCAATTTGTTGTCCTTCTGGACCCATCTTTTCCAAAGTTGCAAACACAGCCTTAACGTCAGCGCCAGTGCCTTTGAAAATCAACTTGTCTGCCAAGTTTTCCAAGGGAACAACACGGTCAACCGTACCTTTTTTTAATCGGCTAATGTCACGAATAATGCCTTGGTCAACAAACTCGCTTTCAAAAGCAGCGTTTTTTGCTCTAGCTTCTTTGTAAAGGTCGCCACCAGCATTTTCAGTTGCCTTGTCAATTTCGCCTTTGATTTGTTTGCCAAGACGAACACTGCCTTTTTTAGACGGGTCTGTTTCCTCATTGATTAGCTTGCGTATATCTTCCATCGCATTAATACTAATCATGCCAGTGCCTTGTGGGTCATTGGCTTTGAGTTCTTCTTCAACAAGAGCGTAAAGCGGGTTTTGCTGTTTCTTTGTTGGGCGACCTTGCGTTTCTTTGGCAATCAAATCATTGATTGATTTGTAAGATACAGGCTGCGCTGTTTCTCCAGCAGCTTCAGCTTTTTTGTAAGCATCAGTAACTTCTTGTTTGCGAGCGCCACGATACTGGTCAAACGTATCTGACAAAACTTTGCCAAACTCAGGGGCATCCATGCCAACCATTTGAGCGCCAGTTTGGTCAACTTCAGCTTGCAAGTTACGTTGCAACTTCTCGTTGTGCAACGCATATTTTTCTTGCAATGGAGCGCCAAATTCTGGGCTTTTTGCAGTTTCACGTTCAAACATAACGTCTGCTGGATTGCGAGTAATCTGACTTTTTGTCATGTCGTCACCCATAGGAATCAGCAACTGATTACCACGCTCCTGACGTAAACGAGCAGCATCAACTTCAGCAGCTCCCATACCTTTCATGGTTTCTGCTGGCGCTTTTTCCATGCGAACACTTGGCAGTTTGTCTTTGGCTTTTTGGAAAGCGTCTTGCATTGGCTTGGTGGCATCTTTTACTGCTCCACCAACCATTTGAGCTTCATTGACAAGTGCTTGGTCTGCGGCAAAAACGCCTTTTTTAACTGCGCCACCAACTTTACTTGCGGCAGGAGCGCCAGCCATTGTCAACGTGCCAATCATGTTTTCAACATCGGCAGTTGGTATTCCTAATTTTTTACCAATTGCATCAGCGCCTTCATTAACGTGCTGACCAATGTATTCCATCAACTTTTGTGATGCTTCATTTTTATAGCCAACAGTTTCAGTAACGCCTGCAATTTTGCCAAAAGGCTTATCTACCAAACCAACAACTTTTTGTTGCATAGCTTGCGCTTGTTCTGGCGTTTGCTGTGCAGCCCTTGCGCCAGCATAAGTTACAGCACCAGCAACGGCAGGAATTACACCGCCAATTGTGGTGTCAGCAAGTGATGCAGCACCTTGTCCAAATGTAGATAAATCTTGTTTAAATTTATTCCATGTTGAACTATTTTCTTTTGACGCTTTGATTTGACCAGAAGCAACCTGATAGGCTTGCTTGTCCAAATTCTTCATGTCAAATGAAAAATTATCTTGCGGTTGTGATGGTTGACCTTCTGGGTCTGGTTGCAAATCTGGTCGGATGCTAGAAACATCCTGACCAAACAGTTTCTTTTTCTGTGGCTCAGTTGACTGAGATTTACCAGAAACGCCACGCGCAGCAGCATCTAAGGCTTCAATGGAAAATTCAGACATTACTTGCCTTTCGTGATTAGCTCATTCAGTTTACCAGCACGTTGAAGCATTTGTTTGTAACCATCTGAGCCATAACCGCCCAAAGAATCAACCACTGCTTTAGCGCCAGCAGGGTCTGACTTGGCGTTACGCATAGCATCCACAAATTGCAATGTTGGAACTAACTGCTCTTGTGTTCCCCATTTGTTTTGGAAATCACGGGCAGCAATTGGGTTGTTGCCAGCAGCTTGCACAGCAGCATTAACGCCACGGTTAAACATATCAGTGCCAGTAGTCAAAGCACGATTCATTCGGGCTGTTGATTTAATTGCCTCTGGTGTCCAATCGGTAGTGCCAGACATTTTTTCAGCCAAGCCACGGGCAGCGTCAGTACCCAAACCAGCGCCAGAAGCCAATGTTGCTGTTTCAAGAGCCAGTTGGTGACCCAAGATTTGACGGTTTTGTGTAGCGTCAGAAGTCCAAGGAGCAATGGCATAGCCACCGCCCAACTTGCTTAATGTTTCAGCCGCAGCACCAACCAGCGCCTTGTCAGCCAATTCAACAATCTTGTTGTTGTTAAATTGTGACGTTTGCACATTAGATGCAGCCTTGTTTGCATTAAGCTGAATGTTTCGAGCCGCAGCAACTGTTTCAGGGTTTTCAAACGGCATACGCAAAGGCGCATTTGATGAAGCCGCAGGATTTCCTGCTTGTGGTTGACCGCCGCCTTGTGGCACTCTTGGCTGTCCAACTCCTTGTGGTTGTTGAACACCAGCAGGAATAATGACTTCACCCAAAATATTGCCGCTTGAATCTTTGACGTAAGCGGTTGGATTGCCAGCAGGGTCTGTGCGACCTGTTGGCTCCATAAGTTGACTTGGGCCAAGTTGTGATTGGATGCCCAAACCTTGTGGTGTGCCAGGCGTGATGCCCGTAAGAGCTTGATTGCCCATTTGAACGGGCAATTGCTGGTTTCCAGTGTTAAGCATAGATGCAGACGGGTACATCTTTTCCAACTGAACTTGTGTGCCAGCAGCCGCAGCCAATTTCTTTGCCAAAAACGCACGAAGTTCAGATTGACTGCCTTTTTCTGGCAACCCCATCAAAACTTGTTTCAATGCTGTTTCAGGACTTTTTGCGTTGGCAACGTATTCAGAAGCAAAGCCCTTGATTTTGTCGGCAGTCAAATCTTTATCACCCATCAAGGATTGCAAGCCTTGCACAGTGTTAGAAGTATGCTTGAGCATATTTTCTAATTGAGCGTTGCTTGTGCCAAACTGAGCTTGCTTAACTTCCTCTTGAGCTTTTTGAAGCTGCAAAGGGTTCATCTGTTGCGCTTGCTGATACTGTTGCGCGTTCTGAGCAAAGTTAAGCATTTCACCAAGGCTCATGCCTTGCGGTGGTTTAATGCCCAATGCAACTGGTGTGAAATCTGCCATGATTATTCCTTATGCCGCAGTAAATTCTGACATTGGGACTGCTGTTCCATATCCTGTTGGAGTTGTCATTGGCGAGACTTGTGGCTTCATCATATTAGACAAAGCGTAAGTGCTACCAATATTTTGAATACCACCAGCCAAAGCATTAGCAGAACCAACAACGCCAGCCGCTTGTGCAGAGCCAGCATTAGAAATTGCTTGACCAATGTTTGCACCAGCTTGACTGCTTGCGGTTCCAGTTTGACCAAGTGAAGTTTGACCTAAACCAGCAATTGAAGCCAATGTGTTGTAAATGTTGCCACGTTGAGTTTGGAAACGATTAAACGCATTGCCATATTCTTGGCTTGCTTGTCCCTGTGTGTAGTCTTGCAAACCAGCCAAAGCGTTGCCGCTCAAAGCGCCACCACCAAGATTGGCTTGACGCATGGCTTGCTCTTGTCCCATTTTTAGACGGAAAGCAAAGCCAGGGTCTATGCCTTCTGCAAAATCTTGTGGCGTAAACTGTTTGGTTAAATAACCAGAACCAGTTTGTTGGTCGCCAATAGGGTTTCCTGCTTCATCATAAACTTGATATGTGCCAGAACCTAGTTTGCCAATGTTTGACAATGCGTTTTGACCAGCCGCGCGATACCCTGCTTGTTGTTTGTTTTGAACATCAAACATGGCCTTCTGCATTGCAGCAGAACGGTCAGAAGCTCCAGCTTGAATACTGGCAGCATCTGAAGCCGCACCTGATTGCATATCAGCAGCAATTAAACTGCCACCAACAACAACCGCAGCGGTCACAGGGTCGTTAAATTCGCCATAAGCAGCGCCGCCAGTAGGGTCGCCAATAGGCTCATAGGCACTCATTGACTTTGTTTGAGCGCGGCTCAAGTAAATTTTGTTATGTGGCAGCATACTTACACCTTTCGCATTTCATATAAATTTTGTCGTTGTCTTTTTCTGTTTCTACAAAACCAAGACGCTTACAAAACTCCAGACCTCTTTGGTTGCTTGACGCTACAACAGTCACGGCAAACCCATATTTCTCAATGACTTCAATCAAGTTCTTTCGCAAATGCTTCAAGATTGAACCCAACGGCTTTTTGCCATACCCAATGTGGACTTCATTGTCTTTACGCATTACAGCGCCAATGATTTCGTCTTTTTGAGCCAATGGCACAATTTCCCAATCTTTGATGGCATTTACAAAAGTTTGAAAATCACAATTTAGCCTGTCTTTTACAGACAAAAACAACATTTCCAATGCTTGTTCATGCTCTGATTTCATATCATTGATTGTAATAGGGAACTTTGAAAGGTTGCCCATTTACTGTGATGTTTATGAAGCCCACAGGGTTAGCTGGCAACGTTGGTCCAGCAGCGTCTGTGGTTGCAGAATCAGACGATGAAAAGTTAATCATGTTCAGAAAGAACTGTTGCCACGCCCGTGTTGGTCTTTTCGTAGCTCCGTCAAGGAACTCAGATTGTGGGTATGGGTTCAGTTGTGGTGAACTTGGTAGACCGCCTGACATTAGTTATCCGCTCCACTTGCTTTAAGGTTTGCAGACACAATCACAGCCTTTACAGGGTCTGTAATCGCCACTTCAAAGATTCGGTCACGCGCCATGCCCAATCTGCGCCAGATGGCACGATTCTTGTAATGGCCTTGTTGACCAATGCTTGTCCAATGTTCGTTTGACCACGTTGAGCCGCCATCATTTGACCAGCGCAACATAGCTTGTGGGTTTGTGCCAACGCCACCGCTTGCCGAAGCAGACGAACCAGCCACAGCTACGCCAGCGATAGCAATGCCAGCAATAGCAGACGAATTGCCTGAACTGACGATGCCAGACAGACCCACGCCAGGCTGGAATTGAAGCTGCAATTCATCAAAGTATTGACGTTGCAAGTCAGAAACCAAATGTGGGCAACGGCGCAATCTGCGGATTTCACCACCATCGTCTGTGTAGTTTTCGGTGTCCAACAAGTAAATCTTGCCGTTTTCCCAATCGCCAACGTAAACATTCCCGTTAAAAGAAGCAGCGCAATTTGAGCGGTGACGGTGATAAACGTTGTTTGAATCCACCCACAGCCACTTGTGCCACATTGTTGTCGATGTGTCGTAAGCCCATGTCAGGTCAATGCTTGGAAACGAAATCACATAGATTTCATGGCCTTCAAGCTGATAAGTGTAGGCAACGGCATCCGTAATATCTTGGTTCAACAAGCTGTTTTCCACTGCATGAGTAGAAATGCGTGTGGGCGTGTAGCCGTTCATCTGAACAATCATGCCTTGACCACGGTTGTTCTTTGACAGGTAAGCAAACGAATTGCCTAAACGAGCCATTGAATACTGCGCGGCAATGCCGTGTTGGGTAGAAGTGCCAGGGATGCGCTGGAATGGGAACGGAAACGCACCCACATCAGTCCACACTTCTGACGATTCAGAACCCAACAAATAAACTTCACGGTGGTCAACAATCAACGAAACCAAATAGTCAGGCGCACCGTCTTTGCTGGCAAAGCTCAAGCCAGAACTGATTGGCGACAAAGTGTTTGTTGCACCCCATTGCTGTGAATTTGGGCGGTTGTAGACAAAATAGTTGTCCATAATGTCAACAGTGCCAGCACCGCTAAATGCACCGTCTGTGGCTGGCATTTGGCTAAAGTTGAGCAAATACATTGTTTCTGAAGCCACATATTGCGCTGAACTTACAGTGTATGTTCCAGTAGAACCAGAACCAGTGCCAAAGGCATTGATGATTGTTCCTGACGTTACGTCAACGCCTTGGACTGTTTGACCAAGGTAAAGCACACCGCTTGCCACGTTTGAAACGGTCATGGTGGTGTTGGCTACTGCAAAAGTCAAACCAGTAAGCGAACCGACCACAGTTGTCACGCCACTGCCAGTTGGAGTTGTTGATAACGTAAATGTTGTCGTTCCGTTGGTCGCAGTAATGTAATAGGTTGTTGGGTTTGTGTAGCCAACAATAGAACCAAGACCGCCAGCAGTTCCGCTAATTGTCACGGTCTGACCAACTTCTAAAGTCGTGCCAGCAGCAGTTGCAGTGAATTGACCAGCAATGCCACTAACAGCAACACCAGTTAAAGTCTGACCAATTGAAGCCGTAACGGTAGCGCCAGACTGAACACCGTTCATTCGTTGGCTGGTCACGGTCTGTGATTGATTGACCGTATAAGTGCCTGTTCCACCTGAACCAGTACCCAATGCGGTAATGATAGTGTTTGGCAGCATACCAACGCCAAAAATCTGCTGACCGACACGGATAGTGCCAGAAGCAACAGAAGAAACGGTCAATGTGGCGCTTGAGACTGAACCAACAAAGTTTGTCACTGGCAAACTGTTGATGCGCCATGTGTAACGGTAAGAACCGTCAACGATGTAAACGTTTATGCCATTATCGGAAATGCTGACACGGCCTGACGTAGAGTTCAAGAACCCAAGAAGGAAATATGAGCCAGTTGCGTTAATCGCATAAACATACGGGCCTGAGACAGCAATCATCAACTGACCGCCAGAAATGGTACGCATACCGCGCACTTCTTCCTCTGGTGGTAGTTGAACGAATTGCGTCAGCCCTGGCGTTGGGTAAAGCGCAACAATGCCACGCTCCCCCGCTTGTTTCATCGGGTCGATTTCTCCAAAGAAGTTAATCAGCTCTTGAGCATCTTGATAGATGGATGGAGCTTCATAGCTTGGCCCGATAAAACCAAAATCTGCCATAGATTACTCGTAAAGAATGTTAATTGAACCAGCGTCAAATGTGTCTGTACCGTTGACTGTGGTGATGCGAACACGGTCAAGAGCACCACCAAGCGCTAATTTACCAGCTACATAAGATTGGGCGGGGTAAACAGGGTTTGCTGAAACACCAGACGCAACCCATGTGTTGCCTGTTATTAAGGTCAAAACTAAGTGCCCGTCAACAGCAGCCGTGGCAGGGTAGTAAACAGCGTAATTGTCAATAAGAAAACCAGACGTATACGCAACTAAAACAGGTGTTCCTGAGTTTGCACTTGTGGATGTTGCACCCGTATATCCAGATGTAGTTACCGAACCAGAACCAATCTGAACTTGTCTAAAAGATGTACCACTTGTGCTTACACCAGCAAACATAACAGTAATCCGCTTCACCCAAGAAGGGATAGACGTAAAGTCAATGCTAGTGCCAGATGTGCTTGCTACGGCTGTGCCAGATGTGATGCCTAGAACAGCACCTGAGTTAACTGTGACCCCTGCGGAGCCGTTGATTACAACTGACATGGTTTAGCCCTCGTAGAGAATGTTGATGCTACCTGCATCGAATGTGTCTGTACCGTTGACGGTAGTGATTCGTACACGGTCAAGAGTGCCGCCAAGCGTTACTGCGCAAGAACCTTGTTCAATAGTTAAAACTACTGCTGTTGAGCCAACGTAATTACCAGACCAAGTATTTGAACCCATCAATGTGAAAACCACCTGACCATAACGTGAATAGTTTGCAGCGGTAATTCGACCCAAACCTAAACCTGACGTTAGGGCCGTAGGTGTTCCAGATGTTGAACCCTGTGTATCAGATGTACCGATGTAACCGCTTGTTGTAACACCGCTTGATGTTCCAAGCTGGACCTGTAAAACAGAAGTTCCGCTAGTGCTTACAGCGTTCAAAGAAACAGTGATTCTCTTGACCCAAGAAGGAATCGAGGTAAAGTCAATAGAAGTACCCGATGTAGACGCTTGAGCAGTACCAGACTTCAACTGACCATAAGCGCCAGTAGAAGAAACAGTGAGCTGTGTAGTGCCGTTGCTTTGCAGTTCCAGCGTTCCACTGGTGTCTGCTGTCTGGATAAGCCCAGACGAGGTTGATGCGTTAAGGATGGTGGACATTATTCACCTTCTTGTGTTGGTGTAGGAGTTTCTTCAACCACTGGAGCTTGTTCAGCGGCAGCAGCTTCTGCGGCTTGTTGAGCCAAAGAAGCGTTGTATGCTTCCAACTCAGCGCCTGAAAGCTCAACAACGGCTGTTTCGCCTGTTTGCACGTTTACAACGGTTTTGGTAGGTGTTGTCATGATGTTTTTCCTTTATTCGTTAAGAAGTAACTTGTTACTCGTACATGATGTTGATGGAGCCAGCGTCAAAGGTGTCTGTGCCGTTTACTGTGGTAATGCGGATGCGGTCAAGAGTAGCCGATAAAGATTTAGCACCGCCACCAACGTTGAGAGTTGTAGCGCCGTTTGTTACTGCGCTTGTGTAGGTCCAAGTGTTTGTACTTGAATCTTGCAAACTGATAATTGCTTGACCTGAATATGTGTTTGCAGCAGCTGGCGGCACAATACCAAAACCAGCCGTAAAAGATGTTCCAGCAGAAGAAGCAGCAACAGAAATAATTGTTGAAATATAGCTAGTAGTTTCAACACCACCAGAATCACCAAGTTGAATTTGCCAGCTTGATGTACCGCTTGTGCTTGTGCCATTAAACATAACAGTAATCCGCTTCACCCAAGAAGGGATGCTTGTGAAGTCAATCGAAGTGCCTGACGTAGACGCAACAGCAGTGCCAGCAGTGAACGGGTAGTGCGTACCTGTGGCAGAACCAATGGTCGCAGTGAATGTGCCAGCAACCGCAGGAACGGTAATAGTTCCCGAACCAGATGTGTCGCCAGTAAGAACAACAGAACTCATAATATTTCCTTAAAGAATGACCCAGTTGCTACCACCAGGGATTGTCACGGTTACACCACCATCAATTGTGATTGGTCCAACGCTGTTTGCGTTACGACCTGTCGTGATAGTGTAATCATCTGTAATTGTCTGATTGTTTTCATACATACAGTTATTTGCTACACAATAAGCTGCTGAAGTCTGAACTGTGCCATCTTCAAATTCCAAACCGCCTTCAACAACAGCACCGCCAGACAGCGTAAAAGTACCAGTGACGTTCAGATTGGCAACGCTAACCTGTTGGCTTGCATCAATGTTGATGGCATCCAAGCCACCAGTTTGCAACGCAAGGGTTGTGCCGTTCAAGATGCCGCTGAATGATTCACCATCATAGACAGCAGAGTTAACATCATTGAGCCAATCGGCAACAATGACGGTCTGGTTGTTAATAAACGTGGTCGATGCCATGTCAGTTCCTTAGATAAAGCCGCCAGTGAGAATCCAGCCAGCGTCTTTGGCCTTGTTGACCAAAAGAGCATCAGGATAACGAGCCGTTTGAAGTGGCGACATATTGGTTCGTTTTAACGTGGCTTTTGCCTGTGCAGCGTAAGCGTTAATCATTTGAATCTGTGTGCCGTTTACTTTGCCATACATAGGCATTAAACGTTCAGCCAAGCACCAACGCAACGCCATCGAGTAACCTTGCGGTAGACTGACTTCTTCATAAAGATTGCCGTAGCGCGTAAACAAGGTGTTTGCAAACAAGTGCATTTCACCCTGAGAAGGACTAGGCCAGACAAACAAGTTGCCTGAATCTTCATTTGGGTTGTAGTAAATCGCTTTAGGCCAAGGACCGTTCAACGTTTTAAGACCAATCATTTGATAGTCTTGAAGCGCCAGTACAGAAATTGGGTAGTCCAAACCACCGCTGTTGATTGGCTGACCGTTAGACGTTGTGTTTACACGAACAAACGCAGAATCAATGCTCAAAGGCTTTTGGTAGTTGGCAGTGATGGTCGTAGCAGCCACAGTTTGTGGGATGCTTACGCGATAAGTACCAGCTTCAATGACGTTGCCGCCAGCGCCTGTGATGCTGCGGATAATCTTTGTGCCTGACACAATGCCGCCACCACTTAACAACTGACCTTGCGCCACAGCGCCTGAATTGACGCTTGTAACGGTCAGAATGTCGCCAGCAATTGAGCCTTCAAAAGAAGCGCCAATAAAGTTGGTGGTTTCTGGGTATGGACCAAGGCTGTATTGGACTTGGTTTTGAATGACAGGGAAAATGATTTCCGTGACGTTGAAAACCATCATGTTCTCGTTTGACCACTGGTCAACCAAGTCATTCATCATTTCAAAAGCGTCTTGCGCTGCATCAGGCGTGGGTGTTTCACCAGCTTCTAATGCGCCAATGTCTTTTAATGCCCTGCTAATGATTTCAATTGGCTTTGTCATTTCATATCCAATGTGAAGACCTGTGGAACCCAGGGCGGCAAGACCTTCTGCGTCTTCAATGCTTCAAGCTGTTCCGTTAGGCATGATTCTATGATATTTTTGCCGTATTGAACAGCCTCTTGCTTAATCCAGCCAGCAACAACTTGCTCCGTCACTTGCTCAAATGGCACAGACAAAACAGGGTCGCCAAACTTCCAATGGCCTTCTGTTTCCACAGTCTTACCATCTTCTGACAGCGTAACGTGGTATTTCGCTTGAGTAATCAAACCATCTTTGGCTTGAATTTCAAGAATTTTCCATTCAAACATGGCTTTCCTTTATAAAACAACCCAACGCGAACCGCTTGCTACTGTCACAGATTGCCCTGAAGCAACAGTGATTGGACCAGCAGACATGGCGCTTGAACCGCTTGGGATTGAATAGCTTGCGGCAACCGTTTGGCTGTTAATCACAATGCCATTTGTTGCGTTTACCAAAGCACCTGTCACCGTACCGCTTGCGGTCACGTTTGTGGAACTCAAAGTCCCTGTGCTTGGGTTGTATTGCAGCTTGGTTGAAGATACATCTTCACCAGTGATTGTGCCTGTCGTTGCACTTGTGAACGTCAAATAGCGCGTGGCGTTGGTCGTGGTGTCATCAGTGATTGTGATGCCAGTGACAGGCGCAGCAGCCCAAGATGGCACACCAGCCGCCAACGTCAAGATTTGACCGTTAGAACCAGCCGCCAGCAGGGTTGTAGAGCCTGAACTTGCCTGATATGGCAAAGAACCAGCAGAACCGCCAGCCAAGTTTGTGGCTGTTGTTGCGCTTGTGGCTGTTGCCGCATTTCCACCAATCGAAAGGCTTGAAGCCGTACCTGTCAAACCCGTACCAGCACCAGTGAAGCTGGTTGACGTTAATTCGCCCGTAGAAGGGTTGAATTGATACTTGGTAGAGCTGACATACTCAGTGGACACTTCACCCGTTGTAGCGGCTGCAAACAACGGGTATCGTGTTGAGTTTGTGGTTGTATCGTCAACAATCGTGATGGCTGACGCTGGCGTTGTCCAAGTTGGCGCACTTGAGCCATTTGAAGTCAAAACCTGACCAGTTGTTCCAGCAGACAAGAACGCAGTAGCGCCTGAACCAGACTGGTAAGGCACATATCCAGCGCCACCACCAGCCAAGTTTGTAGCCGTACCAACAGAAACTGTGCTTGGTGCTACGTTTTCCCAACGAGACTGAACACCGTCATAAACCAACAAATCATTATTTGCAGGGCTAACAATTTCAACGTCACCTTCATACTGACCGAGCTTACCGCCAAATGCAGGTCGAATAAACAACGAGCCAGAACCGCCAGACGCAGCGTTTACAACTGCACAAACCTGAACTTTAGCGTTTGGAGCAAGTGGAACTGTCTTTGTAAGGCCGCCTGGCGTGGTTGGGTCGTAATACAGAATCTGCCCATCAACCCAAGCCTCAGCACCACCTGTGGTGTTGATACCACGGACAAGACCAAAATAAGTGACATAACCCCATTGGTTATTGGCAATGTCTTCTGTGGCAACGCCCATCACATAAGACGCAGTTTCTGCTGTCAATCCTGTGGCTGGAGCGCCTGTCAAAGCGCCAGAGCCGCCAACAGTGCCAGTAAACATAATAACTTGGCCTTCTGTAATTGCAGAAGAAGCCTTGATTCGGTAATATATCTCTTCGCCAATTTGGAGTGTGGCGTTAGAGCCAGCCATGCCCAAATTGAGTGTTTGATTACCGTCTGCGTTGTCCCACCACAAACGACCTGTTGCGCGAGTAACAGTTGCAGCAGTGTCAAATTGGATGTAATCAGTTTCTAGCTGAGTAAGCCCAGAAATCGTGCCGCCTGTGATTGCAACGTTGTTGGCGTTTTGGGTTGACATAGTGCCAAGCCCTGTAATTGCCGTGTTTGGAATGGTTGTAGATGCACTAACCGCGCTTGTGTCGTTGCCGTACAGATAGCCAGTAAGACCAAGCGTTTTGAGCGTACCAAGGGCAGCAGAACCGCCTGTGATAGCCACGTTGCTTGCGTCTTGCGTTGACATTGTTCCCAAACCAGTAATGTCTGTGTTTGGAATTGTTGAAGACGCAGAAAAAGCAGATGTGCCATTACCTTTGACGTAACCAGTTAGCGTTGTTGCGCCTGTGCCGCCATAGGAAACAGAGATTGTGCTTGCTTGCCATGTGCCAGTTGAAACTGTGCCAACACCTGTAATGCCAGTGTAAGAACCAGACAATCGAGCAGAATCAATCGTTCCCGATGTGATTTGTGTGCCAGCAATAGCAATATCTTGGTCTGTCAGGCTGGTCAATTGACCTTGTGCGTTGACAGTAGCCGTGACAGTCTTTGACGCAGAACCTTTGGTTGCCGCAGTAACACCAGTGTTTGTGATGCTGAACGTATTAGCGGCAAGGCTCAAGCCTGTGCCAGCGTAATAAGTGCCAGTTCCTGAAAACTGAACAAACGTAATTGGTGTGACGTTAATCGTGCCAGTGTCGGCAGATGTAGAAACCCAACCAGTGTTAATGTTGGCAGAACCGTTCAGGATTACGGTGTAAGCGCCTGGCACTTCTGACCACACATCCATATCGGTTGCGCGTGTCCAAGCACCAGCGCCAGCAATGTAAATGCCGTTCTGTGACTGTGTGCTTTGATTCTTGACCAGAACACGGTCACCAGCCAATGTGGTGTAGGTGTCAATGGTCTGCAAGCCAGACAAAGTAATGTCTGCGGTTGTAGCGCATTTGACAGCTTGCTTGGGGTTTAGCCCTTGAGCGACTGCATCCACATATTGTTTGTTGACTATATCTGTGTTGGCAGAAGGCGCAGTGGAAATCGTGCCAGTTGTCGTTGCAACGTTAGAAAACACGCCAGTTGAAGGCGTTGTCGCCCCAATGGTCGTGCTGTCAATCGTGCTGTTTGTGATGTGCAGACCTGATTGGTCTGGGTCCACAGTCGCATAAAACGGCTGTCCCTGACCAATGAAAGTCTGAAATTCACCGTCAACGTCAAAATATGCCTGAACAGGCAGTAAGTTTTGGTTTTCGGATTCGGCGGGGTCAGCCATAAAGCCCCCTTAAAAAGCGATTGGGGTAACGTAAACGATAGAAGGGCCAGCAGCCGAACCAATCATTCGCACATAAGTGGGAGTTGTTGGAACTGCAAACAGAATCGCGTCATTCATCGAAGGTGGCAACACAAAGTCACCAGTGTTTGTGCCGCTGACAGGCAACACAGGAGCGCCGATGCCAGTAGGACCAAATTTCACTGCCACGCTGGTTGCACCAGTGTTAATCAGGGAAACGTAGTTACATTGAATGTTGGGGTCGTTGTTGACCAAGCGTTCTGTGGTGGCGGTAGCGCCAGCAGAAACTGCCACTGTGGGTCCAACCACACGGAAAGGAGTAGACATAGATTTTCCTTTGCAAAGATGGGCTGATTTTACCTATTTCTCAGGTAATTTCCTAGATGCCCTTGGAAGATTTTATACCCAACATGGCCCATAGCCATTTCAGGGTCAACCCACACTTGACCGCCAATGTTTCGCCAGCGGATACAAAAACTGTAATCTTCACCCCACTTGTAGCCATCTTCAAACACATGGTCAAACAAAGGGTAGAACTGCTTGTCACGTTCTGCGGTGTAAAAGTGGCGTTCAGGATATTCAGCAATCATGCGTTCAATGCAATTGCGGCTGATTTTCATGAATCCTGTTGGCACTGATTTAACTTCAAGCAAGCCTGTGTTTGGGTCTGCCCACAGTTCTTTTTTGTCAAGATAGTGAATCATGTAGTTAATTGGGTCACGGCGACCAGGGTAAATGCCAGCCACCAAGTCAACAGGAGCGTCAACCAGCTTGAGCAAAGCGCCAGCCTGCCAAGTTACATCCGAATCAACAAAAATCAATTGGTCGCAGTCTGATTCCCAAAAGCGTGTGGCAATGATGCCTCGGCTGTCAGCAATTAGCGCGTTGCCAATGTCATCGACCAACGTAAAGCGGTCACCCCTTTTGACCAGTTCAAGTGTGTCGTTTATCAGAGAACGCATTGTTCCCATATGAACCGTTCCCGTGTAAGCAGGAATGGCAATCATTATGTGTTTCATTCTTTTTCCTTCTCAAAAAGAAACGCCACCCGATTTTACTCAGGTGGCGTAAAGGCAACTGCTTAAAAAATTAAGCGGTCAAACCAACGTTCTGCAAAGCAGTGATGATGGCATTAGTTGCGGCAACAAACTCAGCGGTTGTTGGGGCAGCGGTCAATGCTGTGATTGCGCCTGCTTGAACAACTGGAGTAGTGCCGTAAAAACCGACTTCACCACCGTCAATGCCGAGCAAAACGCCATCGCTGGCATTGCCGTTTAACAGGTAGTTAGGGGTTTGGGTGCTTGCTGGTCCTGGATTAGACATGATATTTCCTTAAAAAGAGTTTTAAAAAACGGGGGCGAACCCCCATTCTCAATTAGCTGGCAACGCGGCAAGCCAATTCAGGGTACAGAGGAGCCCAACCGTACAACACATCCAAACGAGTTGGGATGCTGTCGTTGTTGATGGTGTACTGACGCACAACGCGCATTGACAAACCAATTTCCTTGTCGCTTGCACGACCAGCAAAATGCACACCTTCTGGCAATTCCAAATCGGCTACTGCCAAAGTGAAAGCGTTTTTGTGCATGATGATGTTCTGAGCAGACACCACGCCAGTTTTGTTGAACTGGGTCACGGCAGCAGTGCTAGAAGTAGTTGGGATTGTCACGTTCTGGAATTGACCAGCAGTGATAACGGCAGGAGACACAACCACGTTGGCAGAAGAACCAGAGCTGATTGCAACGGTTGTTTTCACAACGAAGTTACGCAGCTTGTTCGAGCCGTAGGCTTGACGGTTTTGTGGGTTAACAGCGTAAACGCCATCAATCGTGAAAACGTCACCAGCGTTCAGGTTGATGATACCTGTGTTGGCAGCGGTCATGCTGATAGTGGAGCTAGAAGCCCAACCAGAAGTCAAGAAGCCAGTGCCAGTTGTGGTGTTCACAGAAGCGGTCACGGTGTCAGTGCTGTTGTCACCGAAAGTTTGTGCCACAACGTTTTGGTCCAGTTTCCAGTTCATACCACCAGAATCACGGCCCATCAAACCTTTACGGTATTGAGATGCAATGGCTTCTTGAGGAACGAACAAACCTTTCAAGCTGTTCACGATGGAAGCAGATGTGAAGGGTTCAACGATACATGAACGGCGACCATCGCGTGGTGCGCCTTCGCTGTCGAGATAAGCGCCAGCGGTCAAGTATGTCAGGAGTTCAGTAGGAACAACGCCAGCAGTGCCAACGATGTTGGCAGTCTGAGCCACAGCCATAGCCATACCGTCACGGTCAATCTTGTTGGCGATTGCAGCGATTGCAGGCTTCAACACGCGGTCACTGAACATATCCAAGGACAAAGCCAAGTCTTGTGTAGTGAATTGTGTGTCAACGTGGAACTGTGTGGACAAGGTAACAGGCACTGAAGTCTCGTTGAAATCTTCAACGTTCAGGGCTGGACCTGTTGTCCCGATGAACCTACCTGGTTTTCTCACGTTCACTGTGTTGCCGATTTTTGCGCCCACGACAGCGAATTGGTCGTCATAGTTGCGGTCAACTTCAGAAGTGAAGGTCAACTCGTTTTCCAAAACCATCAACGCTTCGTTGGTGATTTTGCTAATGGTCAATAAATTGTTTGACATTTTTTGCTTTCAAAAAGATTAGGTTTACCGAATTTTTCCCGCTTTGCGAAGTTCTTTCCACTGCGCTGCTGTACCAAAGAAGACCCCATTGGAATCTAGTGGCACATCAGGTGTGTTCTTACCCCCGCGAATCGGTTGAATCGGTGCTGGTGCTTTACTTCTAACAATAGGGGCTGGCTTCTCAGATTCGGGCTTTGCCTCGAAACGAGCTTCCAACTTCCCAATCTCTCGCAACGCTTGCTTTGGCGACAAACCAGCGATTTTCTTTGCGACTTCATCGTTCTCAGCTAGGTGATACAGGATTTGTGGGCCAACATCACTCTCCAGAATAGCATCACGAATGTCGTCATTTACGACCACATCACTCGATGCAACAATGTCATCAAAATCAGGCAACGATTGCTTGGCTGCTTCCACCTTTGCAGTCCATTGGGTGATTACCTTCTGGCGTTGCTCGGCTTCTTTAGCTTGCGCTTCTTGTTGCTTCATTTCACTGATTCGTTTGTCGGCTGTGTACTCTGCAAGAGCTTCAGCATATTCAAACGCATCACTGAACTGGCTAGGTTGCGGCTTTTCGTCAACAAACTCTGCCTTTGTGGGCTGTTGTTTGCCTTCTAGAGCTGCCAAACGCTGTTCCAGAGCTTGCCTTGCTTCACGTTCTTGTTGCGCTTCTTTACGCGCTTCTTCACGTTGCTTAGTAATCTCAGAAAAACGGCGCTCAAGTTTAGGATTTTGCTTACGCTCACCCTCTTGTTTTGCTTCGGCTTCTGCTTCTTCAGGTTCACTCTGTTCAACTGCTTCTGTCGGCTCTGTGGATTCTTCCACAGCCTCGGCAGGAGCTGGTGATTCAGCTAAACCTAATCTGTTTGCATAAAATTCCGCTGCGTTTTCGCTCGTCAAAACTTGACTTGCATTTTTGTCAGACATTACGTTGTCACTCCGAATTTGCCCCGTCTACCTGACGGGTAAGGTTGTGGTTAATCTACCACAGAATCATTCTGGCATCAAGGGGTTTTGCCCATTGTCAATATCCGATACCGCAAATTGCGCCGCTTGCAGTTGTTCTGCGTTGCGTCTTTCAATTTCTTGCAGGATTCGGTTCGTGTCCATGTTGTGCAACAGAAGTTGAACAATTGCGTCAATCTCAGTCTTGTTCTGACTTGTGATTGAACGGGTGTTCTGGTCGTTGACCTTAACTTCTGCCATTGTTTCGGTGTTGTGGGCGCGTGAAGTCACATCCATCAGCTTGCGCTTGGTGTTGCCATCTTCCTTGATTTGAGCCACAGATTGACCATATTTCAGGTCAAGCTGCATTGCTTCCATCTGCTGCTGCATATCTTGAACTTGCTTCTTGGCTTGTGCCAATTGCATTTGGACTTGCGGTGGAATGTCGCTGTGTTCGTCAATCTGAGCCAACGGGTTGAGCGTAGCCAAGCGGTCTGCGATGGTGTCTGCGCCAGGGAAATCTTGATTTCTGAAGTACAGGTCGCCAATCTTCTCCATCAAGGCAGGGTCAGCAGCCAAGATTGGGCCGATGTTTGCAACGGCTTCTTGACGCTTGCTGTCGTAGCCAGGGCCAGTGTCCATCACAATGTCATATTGCCCAACGCTCATGTCATTCAGCACACGGCCTGTGGCTTCACGCTGGTTGATAGTCAACAGGTCTGGTTTGCCATCATCGCCAATGATTCGCATAACGCGCTCTGTGTCGTAGATTTTTGGAATCAAATCCAAGCAAATCTTGCCAACGTGAGCAATTGAGCGTGTCAGATTGTCGTAATAGTCGTAGTTTGTCAGGTCAACTTGTTGTTGCTGACCGTTCAAAGCCTTGCCAGAAATGTTGCCTTGACCCAATTGGGCAGGGTCAAACACACCCATGATTGACTTAATGTCGTTGTCCACACCAGCGGCAGCAGCCATCACGCCAGCTTGAGGCGGTTCAGGTTGCAGACGTTGTGGCACAGGAGCAGGGCGACCTTCAATGTCTGTTTGCTTGTAGCGCAAGACAGGGAAAGACTTAATGTTTGCTTGCGCCCAATCGTTTTCGTGGCCTTCGTCTTGGCCTTCAGCCAACAGCCATTTGGCCTTTGGAGCCAATGCCACGCCTTCGGTGATAGACGTTTGCCAGAAGTTATACATACGCTGTGGGTCTTTGGCGTAACGAATCATGCCGAACTTCTTGCGCTTGTCACCAATCACGATATGGCGACCATACACAGGCACGATTGGGATGTAACGACCAGCCCAAGAGCCTTGTTCAACCACATCGTTGGCTGTTAGCTTGCAATATTTGATGGTTTTCTTGTAAGAATCGCGCTGGTCAATTACCGTAATGCCAGCGGCAGCAAGGCGACCAAAGAAATCTTTGTCATCAGAGAAAGTGCTTGAGCCATCGCTCAATTGATACAAAGTGGCTTTCTCGCGCACTGTGTAGTAATACTCAGCAAGTCGAATGTCCTCTTTGGTAATCCATTCTGATTGGCTGTCACCTGTGCCGCGCTGTGTGAACGATGTGCCGCCATCAACAGAAGCCTTGGGATAGAGCTTTGAAAACTCTTTCTTTGGCATCATTGTTGTAATTAAACAACGGTCAGCGTCAGAGCCATCAGGAGCCACAGAATTAGGGTCGAAATACACAGTGAACGGATTGTCCACAGGCTCAATGAAAATTTCTTGGTCAAACGAATCTTCAGAAACATAGTCTGTACGCACACGCATAAAGCCCCAACCCATGCGGACAGCGTATTCAAAAGCGTTGTCATAAGCGTGGTCAGCGTTGGAATTGACTTCAATGTGTCGAATGATGCCTTGCACCACTTGCGCGTCAACCATATCTTCATGCGTGTTCATTGCATGAACTTTGATGCGTGGTCGTTGCTGGCGCTGTTGGTTACAGACTTGGCGGCAATAGTTATCCACCTTGTTCACGGTAATAACAGGGCGTGATTCCAGATTGCGTGAGTTTTGCAACTCCACGGGCCATTGGTCGCCACCACCAAATTTCAGGTCTTCAAGCGCCTCTTGGCGGTTCATTGTGTCGGCATCATTTGCCAATTTCAAGAACTCAATTGCTTCTTGAATCCGTGGGTCGTAATCGTCTGCCATATATGTCCTAGGTTGACAAGTTTGCCAATTTTAGCCCATCCAGCCGTGTGCGCCACCATAATATTGGGTTTGCTTTGGCCTTCTACGCTCTTTTGGTTCGTTAATCATCAAACCAATGTAACGGAAAGCGTCAGCCCCGTGGGAATATTGGTCGTGAACTGGTGTTTTGCTGAACTGCTTGGTGTCTGGGTCAACATCGTAACGGTAATGTCTGAGGCACTGCAATCCTTCGTGGCAATTGTCACGGTCAAACCAGCAGTTTCTGAAGATTGTTCGGGCAGCGTTGATACTGTCCAAGATTGGGGTTTTGCCAATGATTTTGGTTTTGTAGCCAGCAGCCCTGACAATTTCTTCAATGCTGCGACCATTGCCAGCCAAAGTCTTGTTCTCAGCGTCATGCGGTAGCCAAAGCGTGTCATAGATATACCCAAACGTTTGCATCTTTGCCAGATACTCGCTCATTGTCTGCTGGTTGCCTTCAATGTAGCGAATGATGCGGGTTTCCATGCCCACAAACTGCAAGAACCAAATGGCGGTAGCGTCAGACCAACCCAAGTCAAAGATGGCGTGAACAGGCTTTGTGGGGTCGTAGTTGACCTTTGTGATGCGCCCATCCAACTCAGCCACTTGCATTTCTTTGGCAAACACAGCTCCATCGACTGTCTGGCGGCACAAACCTTCCCAAACCACGTTGTAGGCTTGAGGGTCGCGTGTTTTAAGCTGGTCTTTCTCAAGGCGTAACGTGTCAGGAAACCAAGGGTTGTCTGACCAGTTAATCTTGACCACGATGCAGTCATCAGGCGGGTGAAGCACAAACCGCTGGTAAGTTTCGTCTGATTCCAACTCAGGGTTGAACGTAATCCAAATTTCAGAATTGGGCTTGCGAATGGTTGGGATAAGCACGTTCCAGCTCAAGCGGCTGGTTGTCTGCGCTTCTTCAACCCAACAAATGTCCACGCCTTCGTAAGACTTGACGTTTGCCACGTTGTTCTTCAAGCCAACAAAGCTGAACTCTGACCCGTTCTTGCCACGGATGCTGGTTTGGGTTATCTCGTAGAACGAGCCTAACCCTAGGGATTCAATCTGGTCGCACAGTAGCTTGTGAACCGAATCCTTGATTGAAGTCTGAAACTCACGGGCGCACAAGATGCGTAGCTGGTCTTTGGCGGCTTTAATCAGCAGCGCCCTTGCCACACCCCAAGACTTAGCGCCACCGCGACCACCATACAAGACTTTGTAGCGTGACTTCTCAAACAAGCATTGCAGCTTGATGGGAAACTGTGCATTAGCAATGGCGGTGTTGACTTCGCTCATTCCTCTGTGGGCTTCACAAACGTCACGTTAATGCCTGAAAGCAAAGGCGCACCATCAGCACCCGTTATTTCAGTCTTTGTGCTTTCACGGTACTTCTTTGGGAATCGTGCAGCCATTGAACGCGACCACAACGATGCGTTCAAGCGGTCACTTTCCTTGTTCTCGACCATGTAAGCAGCAGCTTGTTCTTCCCACCATGCTTGCTCATATGTCTTTGCATCATCCAAGGCGTGCAAAAATTCTTCATGTGCATCACGCCATGAATACATTGTTCGTAATGAAACGTTCAGGATGGCTGATATTTGCTCGACAGACTTACCGATGCGACCCAATTCAACGACCTTCTCGCAATAAGCAGGGTCGTATAGTGACGGGCGACCAACAGGGCGCTTTTCTTGGGTTTCGGTTGTATCTGTCATTTGATTGGTTTGGCGTTTCGTTCAAGTATGGATAAATGATTGGGGTCAAAGACTACAAAGTTCTTTGTGTTCTTGGCTTGTCCGTTTGAAAGTTGGTCTGCGTACTTGATGCCAGGTATGCCTGCCTCTTGCAAAATCTTTCTTCCTGCTTCATCTTTGCCAGCTTTCCAAACCAAGTCACCACCTAGGTCGTTCATGTCAACGCCTAGCTTCTTAGCAAGATTCCTGACAACGTAAGGTTGGTTCTTGATTGGCGCATCCCAATCCACCATCCTGCGAATGTGGGTGTCTGGCAAATCAACTTTATACAAAGAACCTTCTGTTTGCTTCTGATACAGGCTTTTGGCAGTGTCAAAGGCTTTTTGAGCGTTAATCAGGTCTTTACCTTGAAACCCCATGTCTTTAAAACTTGCAGCAATGTCTTCTGGTGTCTTGTGCGACAAGAAATCTTCATAGACTTGCATTGATGTGTAGTCACCAGCCTTTTCAGCTTGGTTGTATCGCTTCATCACTTGTTCTTCAAAACCCATGTCTCTTGGGGTAAATCGCTTTGCAACTTCTTGGTCTTGAGCTGTGTAAAGCCCTTTGCCGTACATTTGAGCGCCTTCACCTGTGCCAATTTTGCCAAGGTCAAACCGTTCAAAAACATGGGGTGAACCATGCCACACAGTCATCCCAACAGGGTTGTAGGCTTGGCTCATTGTCTGCATTAACTTTTGACCAGCAGGACCAGTAAGTTGGCCCGTTTGCTCCATTTCAGCAAGTGCTTGGTCATTCAACTGGTTAAACCCACGCGCTTGGTCATTGGCGTTGCCCAACATTTGCTGCAAACTTGTGCCAGGGTTTTGCACAAAGTCAGCCCCCTTGCGTTTGGCTGTGTTGATGGCGCTGTAAATGTCGGCTAGGGTTGGCATGGGAAATCCTCTGGTTGTTTACCAGATTTTATTGGGTTTCTTCAGCTTTTTGGGCTTCTTGCTTTTCCAACTCAGCCAATTGCCACTGGCATTGGTTCAAAGCTCCGTTAATCATGTGAATCTGAACTTCCAACTGCTTTCCTTGGGAGGTCAGTTCTTCAATGCGCTTTTGGATTTGTTCTTTCATGCGTTTTCTCCAAAGTAGGAAAGTAAGTCAATGTCGTGGTTTAAGTCTTTGAACCGTTCTTCAAACGAGTAAACGATGCCTTTATACAAGCTGACATAGTAGCGGTTGCCGTTCTTTTTGTAGAACTCCAACTGCTTCTTGGCTATGCCGTAAGCCAGCGCCAGCGTGTAAATGTTTTCTTTGACTATCAT